TGAATATAAAGATGCCAATGATTTTTTACAGGCAGGTAAAGGTGTAGACTTTAAGAACTTATGGTGGAAGCCAGTCAAACATACTCCAGAGAACATACTCAATACTGCTGACCAGTTTCTTAAGTTGTATGAGGATACACCAGAACACGTCTATTACCCTACAGGTATTGTAGCGTTAGATGAAAAGATACTAGGTCTTATGCAAGGACACTTCACAGTATTTAAAGCACCTACAGGTATAGGTAAGACTGAGCTTATGAGGTACATGGAATACAGTATGTTAAAGCAAGGTATACCTATAGCCGCATGGCATTTAGAGGAGACTAAATTAAGGTCACTACTAGGGCTTGTGTCTTATGAGGTAGGTGACAACCTGACAAGACGTGACCTGATAGAAGAGAAGGAAGCTGATAGCCTTGTGCGTGAAGCTATAGGTAACATAACTAAAGATGAGAACTTCTATCAATTCTATTTAGGTGATGGTCAAGGTACTGATGAATTAATAGATCAGATAAGATTCTTTAGTCAGGCGTGTGATTGTAAGTTTGTATTCTTTGAGCCTATACAAGACGTAGTTGTAGGTACATCAGAAGAAAGCAAGGAAGCTATGTTAGCTGACCTGTCTATCAGACTGTCTAAGTTAGCGGCAGAGCTTAACGTAGGAATTGTAACGATTGCTCACACCAATGAGAATGGCGACCCTAAGTATTGTAAGATGATAGGTCAACGCGCATCTGTTATTATAGACCTACACAGAGATAAGGAAGCTGACAATATAGAAGAACGCAATACGACTTACCTAAAGGTTGAGAAGAATAGACCTTGTTCAGAAGAAGGACAAGCAGGTAAGTTAGCATTTAACTTAGATACATTTATGTTGAGGGAGATATTATAATGCAAGTATTTGATATAGAAACAGATGGGTTTAATCCTACAAAGATACACGTACTGTCTTACGTAAATGAAGAAGGTCAAATACAATCTACCTTTGACTATGAGGAGATGCGTACATTCTTTCTCAACGCTGACACAGTTATAGGTCACAACATAGTTAGGTACGATATACCTGTAGTGGAAAAGATCCTAGACATAAAGGTAGACGCTAGGATCATAGATACATTACCTCTAGCTTGGTACATAAACCACCACCTACAGAAGCATGGACTAGCCCAGTATGGTGAGATGTATGGTGTACCTAAACCTGAGATCAATGACTGGAAGAACTTAAGTCCAGAAGAGTATCAATACAGGTGTGAAGAAGATGTTAAGATCAACGTAAGACTGTGGCGTGACCTGAGTATAAAGCTAGACAAGCTATACCCCGACAGTGGAAATAGGGATAGACTTATTGATTACATGACATTCAAGATGGAGTGCGCTAGAGAGCAAGAGTCCCTACAGTGGAAATTGGACGTAGACAAAGCAGAAGATTATCTGGCTACATGGGAAAGCCTAAAGGCTGAGAAGACAGAATTACTTGCTGATGCTATGCCACGTAAGATTGTTACAGCAGTACGTAACAAACCTAAAGTTATGCACAAGAAGGATGGGTCGTTATCATCTAATGGAGAGAAGTGGGTAGCATTATGTAAAGAGCAGAAACAACCACAGTCTACACAATCACTTACAGTTAAGGTTGGAGAAGAAAGAGCTAACCCTAATAGTACAGATCAAGTTAAGGACTGGTTATTCTCATTAGGTTGGCAACCACGTACATACAAGTTCTTACGTGATAAGGTTACAGGCGACACTAGAAAGCTAGAACAAGTACGTAAGGACGCAGAGTTATGTAGATCAGTAAAAGCACTAGCAGATAAAGAACCTGCTATAAACTTACTTGATGGTCTGTCTGTATTATCTCATCGTATAGGTGTTATCAAAGCTATGGTTAATGCACAAGTAGATGGATACGTACAGGCTAACATAGCAGGTTTAACTAACACTCTTAGGTTTAAACATGCCAAGCCTCTCGTTAACTTACCTGCTGTAGATAAGCCGTATGGTAAAGAGATAAGAGGTTGTTTAACTTGTCCAGATGGATATACATTATGTGGTGCTGATATGACCTCACTAGAGGATACAACTAAGCGTCACTACATGAAACCTCTAGACCCTGACTACGTAGAAGAGATGTCTAAAGAAGGGTTTGATCCACACTTAGACTTAGCTAAACATGCAGGTATAATTACACAAGAGGACATCGACAAACATAACAGTGGAGAAAGATCTCTATCTGCCCTACGTAAGAATTACAAAGTAGTTAACTACAGTGCTACTTATGGTGTAGGTTCTTCTACTCTGTCACGTAATACAGGTATGAGTAAAGAAGAGGCTACAGTACTGTTAGAAGCCTTCTGGTCACGTAATTGGTCAGTAGATAAGGTAGCTAATACAGCACGTACAAGGGACTTATTTGGGTCTATGTGGTTACTGAATCCTGTATCAAACTTCTGGTACAGCCTACGTAGTGATAAGGATAAGTTCTCTACATTAAATCAAGGAACAGGAGTATTTTGTTTTGACAGTTGGGTATCTTTATGTCGTCGCTACGGAATTAAAACCATCGGACAATTCCATGATGAAATCATCGCACTTGTACCAGAAGGAGAAGAAGAACAAACTAAGGTCACAATGGAGCAAGCTATTGAAAACCTTAATAATAAGTTAGAACTCAATGTACCATTAGGTGTGGACGCTCAGTTTGGTAAGACCTACGCAGACATACACTAATTTATTTTTATATTTACTTTACACTTTGCTCAAAAAGGGCATTATATATAAGTACCAACAGCCGAAAGGAACTCGACATGGCTAAATACACAATGGATATGATACTAGAATATGCGAAAGTATTTCCAGAAAATGCGGATATGGGAAGTCCAGATGGACCACGCGCCGCGCAAGCAGTACACAGTCAAGGTGGGCAGTATATTACTAATGCTTACTTTACTGAAGAAGCACAGATAGGACACCTAGAGAAAGAGGGTCTAGACTTACATCCTATGAATAGTGATAGGATAAGGCAAGGTAATGCAGACCTTGGTATAGGTAAGTACATGAAGATAAAACGTAAGATCTCTGATGTAAAAAACTTTACTGATCGTAATGGTGAACCTGTTACAATAGACTATGGTGGCGCACCCACAGTAGTAAACTTAACTGAAGGAAGAGAGAAGAAGAGACTATGGAACTTCTCTGAAGATGGTGCTTTAGGTAATGGTACTAAAGCTAAAGTTCAGTTTGAGGTTTATGCTCAAGGTGCAGGTGTTCGTCTACTAAATGTAGGTGTAACAGATCACGTACCATATGAAGAAAACAATGCTATCACAGAAGATGATGAGCTATTTATTGTATAAGGAAGTACTATGAGAGTAAGTGTTAATGCGTACATGGAAAAAGATGATGATGGTTACAGCGGAAGCGTTGATATGAGCAGGGACGATATTACAGAAGCCCATGAGTTAGCTCAACTCTTTGCTGAAGCCGCACATGCTTTTGGTTTCACATATGTTAAGTCTGTAGGTTTCGAGTGCGAAGATGGTGAAATGATGTGGGGTGACACTTAAATGGATATGGGGAAGGTTTTAATCGATGGTGATATAATTGCTTATCGTGCGGCCTTCTCCACTGAACAGATGGGGTCACAAGACACAAGAAATAAAGTTGATGACCTCATAGAATTCATTTTAGATAGCACCGTATTATTCCCAGAGTTAGGTTTAGATTATGAGGTATACCTTACAGGTAAAGGTAACTTCAGAGATGACATAGCTAAGTCATATACCTACAAGGGAAATAGAAAAAGCGTTCAGAAACCTAGGCACTTGCAAACTGCTAGAGATCACATGGAAAGCAAGTACAAAGCAAACATAAGTAAAGGAGAGGAAGCCGATGACCTCATTGCTAAAGAAGCCGCCAGACTAGATTACAAGGCTTGTGTAGCCTCTATAGACAAAGATATGTTACAGATACCCTGTTGGCACTTTAACATCGTTAGAGGTGATTATTTAGAAGTAACCCCCTTCGGGGGAATTAAGTTCTTCTATACTCAGATACTAACAGGAGATACAGCAGACAATATAGTAGGTCTGTTTCGTGTTGGTCCAGTCAAGGCTAAGAAGATACTAGAAGATGCAGAAACAGAAGAAGATCTCTGGGATTGTGTCGTTAAAGCCTACGATGGAAATCAGGAAAGAGTAATAGAAAATGCTAGGCTGTTGTGGCTTAGAAGAGAAGAGGAAGAGATATGGCAACCACCAAGAGTAAGATCCGACAGCAAGCTATAAAGAATGGTTATCGTTCTGGGCTTGAGGATGTCATATCTAAAGACCTCAAGGACAGGGGTGTAGACTTTGGCTACGAAACAGTTAAGATAAACTGGAAGTTAGTAGAGAACAAGACTTACACCCCTGACTTTATACTACCCAATGGTATCATAATTGAATCTAAAGGAAGGTTCGTTCCAGATGATAGGAAGAAGCACCTTAAAGTTAGAGAACAAAACCCTGACCTTGACATAAGGTTTGTGTTTAGTAATAGTAGGAACAAGATACGTAAAGGATCTAAGACTACATATGCTATGTGGTGCGAGAAGAATAACTTTCTATATGCAGATAAAAGGATACCCGACGAATGGATCAAATAACTTACCATGTACACAGAGTAATCAATGGACCATTTCAATGCCCTAGAGGTGACTGGTGGTTAACTTGTAGTGTAGAAGATGTAGAAGCCAAGGAGATGTTTGAAGACGATATACCTTTTATTAATTTTGATGCCGCCTATAAATTCCAATCCTACTTTTTATCTACTATAGATCCTATAGTTATAAACATACCCTACGAAGGAAATAAATATGTCTAAGACAGCAGTTGTATTTAGTTGCGCCCACGCAGACCCGACTACAAGTAACGAAAGATTTGATTGGCTAGGAGAATTGATATATGATGTTAACCCCAATTACATTATCGACCTTGGGGATGGTGCTGATATGCGCTCTCTCAATAGTTTTGATACTCGCAGTCCTGAGGCTATTGTTAGCCAGAACTATGAACAAGATATCGAACATTACAACGAATCTATGGATAGGCTTAGACAAAAGCCCAGTCAGAGAAAATACAAAAGACCCAGATGGATTGGCTTCGAAGGCAACCATGAGAACAGGATCAAGAAAGCACTCAAGAGCGACCCCAGACTTGAGGGAGACAAGTACGGGATTTCCTTCGGGCATCTTCAAACAGACCATTGGTTCGACGACTACCACGAATACAGAAACTCAGGACCATCTATAGGTGTATATGATGGCGTATCGTATGCACACTTCTTCCAAGCAGGTAACTTCGGTTCTGCTGTGTCTGGATTACACCATGCTAATACTCTGTTAGGACACAGATATACAAGCTCTACTTGTGGTCACAGTCATAAACGTGATCTAAAGTTTAAGGATGGAGCTAAAGCTATAGGACTTGTAGCAGGTTGCTTTAAGGGTGCTGATGAGGGTTGGGCAGGTCAGTCTAACCTTGATTGGTGGAAGGGTGTAGTAATCAAACGTGAGATAGACAATGGTATGTATGAGCCAGAGTTTGTGTCGTTAAAGAGGTTAAAGGAGTTGTATGGGTAAACGTAGTAACTTTGAGAGAGTACCCAGAGATTATTATCCTACGCCCATAGAAGCTGTAGAGCCTCTTGTATACCACTTACCTTACGCATTTGATTATGTAGAACCTTGTGCTGGTGACGGACGATTAATAAGTCACATAAATAAACTAACTCAAGGTACAGGAGAATGTATATATGCTAGTGACATTGAGCCAAGACATACTAACATATTTACTTCTAATGCTCTTAATCTTGACTTTGGTGGGTATGGAGTAATGGACTACATGATAACTAACCCCCCATGGGACAGAAAGATACTACACCCACTAATAGATCATTGGTTAGGTATATGTCCTACTTGGTTATTATTTGATGCTGATTGGATGCACACTAAGCAGTCAGCTTTGTTTATGACTTATTGTTCTAAGGTTGTATCAATAGGTCGTGTTAAGTGGATAGAAGGTAGTAAAGGTGTAGGCAAGGACAACTGTTGTTGGTACTTGTTTGATGCTTATAAAGAAGATATGAAACCAACAGAATTTTATGGAAGAACAGTATGACAATAGGATTTAGAGAATACCAACAGAAAGCAGTTAGCTTTGCTATATACCCTGCAACGCATAAGGTTCTATACCCAGCTTTAGGTTTATGTGGTGAGACAGGTGAAGTAGCTGAGAAGGTTAAGAAGCAAGTAAGAGATGGTGTGTTTAACCGACATGAGGTAGCAAAGGAATTAGGTGATGTACTGTGGTACTTGTCTAACTTAGCTAATGACATAGGTTATAACTTAGATGAGATAGCTGACATAAACATAGAAAAGCTAACAAGCCGTAAGAATAGAGATAAGATAAAAGGGTCAGGAGATAACAGATGAGGATACTAAGAGCGTTTGGTAGATGGTGGTATAGGTTTATCAATTACATGATTACATGGCAGATGCACAGAGATGCAGTAAAACATCTGAATAGGTTAACTGATAGAGAACTAAAAGATATAGGTCTTACTCGCGGCGACATAGATCGCATGATATGGTTTAAAGAAGATAGACAAGAAAGAGGCGGCAAGAAATGAGCGACAACTACTTACCAACAGACTACCAATCATTTATACACAAGTCACGTTATGCTCGTTGGTTAGAAGCAGAAGGAAGAAGAGAGTCTTGGGGAGAGACAGTAACTAGGTATATGGATAACTTAGTTAAGCCAGCTTTAGGGGATTATCCTAAGCAAATAGCAGAGATAGAAGAAGCTATACTAAACCTAGAAGTTTGCCCTAGTATGCGCGCCCTCATGACTGCTGGTCCAGCTTTAGCTCGCGACAATACAGCAGGTTATAATTGCTCTTACTTAGCTGTAGATGATATAAAAGCATTTGACGAAGCTATGTTTATCTTACTATGTGGTACAGGTGTAGGTTTCTCTGTAGAGCGTCAGTCTATACAAAAGCTACCTGAGATACCTGAGACTATGTTCCATAGTGACACTACTATTATTGTAAAAGATAGTAAGGAAGGTTGGGCTAAGGCTCTAAGGCAACTTGTAGCATTGTTATATAGTGGTGAAGTACCTAAGTGGGATGTATCTAGAGTTAGACCAGCAGGTGCAAAGCTAAAGACCTTTGGTGGTAGAGCATCAGGACCAGCCCCACTGATAGATCTATTCAACTTTGTAAGTCGTGTATTCACAGAAGCTAAGGGACGCAGACTATCCTCTCTTGAGTGTCACGATATTATGTGTAAGATAGGTGAAGTAGTAGTTGTAGGTGGTGTACGTAGGTCTGCTATGATCTCTCTAAGTAACTTATCAGATGATCGTATGAGACATGCTAAGTCTGGTGCATGGTGGGAGAATGATCCACAACGTGCTTTAGCTAATAACTCTGTGTCGTATACTGAGAAGCCTGACAGTTTATCTTTTATGCGTGAGTGGATGGCTCTAGTGGAAAGTGGGAGTGGTGAACGTGGTATCTTTAATCGTGAAGCATCTAAGAAGCAAGCGGCTAAGAATGGTAGACGTGACCCTAACTTTGAGTTCGGGACGAATCCTTGCAGTGAGATAATCCTACGCCCGAACCAGTTCTGTAACTTAACGGAGTGTGTAGTACGTGCTACAGATACAGTAGAAGACCTAGAACGTAAGGTTAGAGTAGCTACAATACTAGGTACTATACAATCATCCTTTACTAAGTTTCCATACTTACGTAAGATATGGCAAAAGAATACTGAAGAAGAAAGACTACTAGGTGTGTCTATGACTGGTATTATGGATAATCCTATAATGACAACTGCAAACAAAGGATTGGAGAATACTCTTGAACACCTCAAACAGATCGCTATCAATACTAATGCTACTTGGGCTAAACGCCTTGACATCCCTGTCAGTACTGCTATCAGCTGTGTTAAACCAAGCGGTACTGTCAGCCAGTTGGTTAACAGTAGTAGTGGGATTCACGCTCGTCACTCAGCCTATTATATTCGGACTGTACGTGGAGACAACAAAGATCCGCTGACAAAGTTTATGATGGATCAAGGTATACCTAACGAGCCTGATGTA